TGTTTAAGCATTGACGGTGTGGGTAAAAGATTTGAATACATGAGATATCCATTAAGTTGGGATTTGTTATGTGAAAATTTAGAAAAGTTTAAGAAAATTACAAATAATATAAGTGTAAGTGTTATGATTTCAAACGTCAATGTGTTTTATTATAGTGAACTGATAGAATTTTTTAACAAGCACAATCTGAATTATTTGTGTAAACAAGTAGAACACCCACAATACTTTTCTCCAAGTAATCTTCCTGATGAGTTCAAACAACAAGTGCTAGATAACAATCCACAATATCGTGATCAAGTTAAAAGTTTTCTTAACATAGGAACATACAATACTGTATTATTTAAAAAATGCTGTGATGAACTTCGACGCCAAGACGTATTAAAAAACATCAATATATCTGACTATTTGCCCATAAATTTTTTACAAAAATCTACTGTAGAAATCAGCTAGTTCAGGAAATGTTTCTTCAAACGACTGGTTTCTTAGCTGATCAAACTGTTTAATTGATTTAATCATCCTGCTAATTTCTATTGGATTTTCTTTCCAGTTTGATGGGATAAGATCTTGATTGTTTTTACTTTTTACAGCGGCGACATATTCTGTAGAACAATTTGACAATGAAAATATTCCGCCAGCAAAATGTTTAGAATGGTTAATTATGTCACCTTCTCTGTTTGCGCTAAAGTTTTGCTGTGCCCATTGTGCTACTTGATGGGTGTATAATAAATTAAATATGCTAATAGTTTCTTCTATCACAAACATCACGTTGCCTGGAGCAGTTTGTTTTATTTCTAGTATGTTGTCTGTTACTTGATTCCATGTAGCAGGCCATCGGAGGTATTCAAATTTTTCTCCAATGCCGTCAATGCTTACATGCAACTTAACAAGATGTAATTTTTCAATGATCTTAATATTTTTTACAACAATTGGTTGAGTACCATTGGTTTGAAAACACACAGTGAGTTGTTGTTTGGCATTAGGAACATTATCAGCCAGCCAAGCAGCAACATCCCAATAAGATTGACCTAGCATGGTTTCTCCGCCGCAAAATACTATTTGCCGTAGATTTGACAAATCTAATTGTTGTAGGCTGTGTATTACTTCATTACTGTGTTTCGGACTAAAAATTGGATGACGCCAACGATCATGTGCTTTAAGATGTTTTTGCCAAAATGTACTAGAATGTGTTCCGCAAGTTCTACAGGCTAGATTGCAACTAATATCAAACATTAGATCAATCCTAGCAGGACCAGTCAACTCAGTTTTGCCGAAGATTCTAAGCCCAGCATTCATGCCAGTTCTCATGCTTGTATGCCCGCTGTCCTCAAGCCGTTCACAATTGCTACATCCTAGATCCCATGTATTAGTTTTGTTTTTTTCTCGCAGAGGAATAAAATTATTGTTGTTCCAAAAATTAGTCTGGGTATCAATGGGAAATTGATTTTTTCTCAAACAACAGTGCTGAGCAGTTACTTGTGTGCGTTTAAAGTCTAAATGTAATCCTCCATGAATCATGGAGCAATAGGCGTCAGTCATGATGTTTTGATTTTGCCCAACAACTGCTTGAGTTTGGCGCTTTGCACATCAGCTGTGACTTTGGGTGTTTCTAAATCAAACCCTTCTCGAGCTTGGGGTCGTTCCCAGGGCGCAGACTTGGCATCGTCTGCGGCAGCACTAACTTGGCTTTTTGCTTTGATCGAGTCCATGATACTTGTACTGGGTTTTTTACTGAACCCGTTTTCGTTGTCATTCCCACCTTCATCAGTAATGCGCATGGTTTCAATGTTGTACTCCAAATCAATCTTTTGACCAACGCCGGTCGAGCTTCGACTCTTCATGCACTGGATCTGATACTTGCCACGCTCTTTCATAGCACGTGAAGTAAAGATACCAAACACGTTATCTGCTGTGTTGATCTTACTAATACCACCCGAAATGTGGCTGTGATCAAATTCAATTTCTTCCACAGCGGATCTGTTCAACTGGCTTGCAGTTACCATTAGGATACCCAGCTCTTTGGCCAAATTGCGCAATTCTTCACTCACATACTTGTCTTTCACAAACAAGTCGTTGGGACTAACTTTGGCGCTAACTGGCATGAGCAAGTCCAAGTAATCAATCATCACAAAGTCCACTCGTTTGCCTGTTTGAATTTGATACTCTTTCAAGTAAGCACGGATGTCATTAATGTTTGATTGTGCTGGCAGGCCTTTAACCTGATAGTTGCCAGATTTTTTGGCCACTAACTTGACCTTGAGCTCTGTGGTGTCTATGTCCTTGCGGATATCTTTTGTTGACATATTGGTCAACATGGCATCTGTGCGCAATGACGTAAGCTCTTCTGAAAGTTCTAGTGTGATGTAAACCCCACTGAGTCCTTGCTGTAGCCAGTTTAATGCAATGTTCATCATGACCAAGCTCTTGCCCGAGCCCGATCCGCCTGCAAAGATGTTGAGTTCGCCACGACTGAATCCACCATACAACAATCTATCCAGTTGCGGCCATCCTGTGCTTACTTGTCCACCCGAGTTGAAGTATTTCTCAATGCGAGACTTAGGATCAGCAAAGTAGTCTGTGCCCATGTCTTTAGTGAGTGATATTTGTACTGCATCTTTGATGAGTTTTTCAACAGGATCATATTCACCTTTTTCCAACAAGTCTGCGGCTTTTAAAATAGCTCGCTCTAGTTCCTGTCGTCGAGTAAATGCCTCAAACTCGCCCATGAACCAGTCAAAGTGTCCTTCGTTCAAATCAGGCACAGCCGCCAATTTAACACCTGTGGTAGCTGATATCTGTGTGCGCTCTGGTAGGGTCTTGTGTTTGTCTGAGTGTTCTTTGATGAACTCAGCCGCAGGTCTCAAACTCTTGTCAAAGTTCTGCGGGTTGTAGATGTTCTGAACACGCACATAGCTTTGTGCGTCCTCCAACATCATTTCTAGAAATAGGCGTTGGACATCAAGTCCGTATTCTTTTAACAAGTTGTTTTTTCCTTAGTTCTATTTTGATCTTACTGGTTTCTCTTGATTGCATTATAGTTAGCAAGGTGCCAACACGCCCTAATGCAATTACAGCATCATTGACATCTTTACAGCCTTCTGGCCATTCTGGTATACTTACCGCCCATCCCAGTTCCACAGCACGGTCAATCAATTCAATACCTGCTGTGTCTTGATCTGGCACCACTGTTATTTCCTTGCCTAGACTGCGTATCAATCTTGCTTGTAGATCACTTATGGTGTTGTGCATCACTGCCACACCACCAATGCTGAGTGCATCAAATATGCCTTCTGTCACAATCACATGCTGCCAATCCTCATGTTGTAAGTCTGTGCCAAACACATAGCCGGGTTGACTGTGACTGATAAACTTGGGCTGTTTTCCATCCAGCATCCTGGCAGTCCACCCCACCATGACGTTGTTGTAGGTAAACGGTATTATGACCTGTGGACGAGTCCAGTGGACACCATCGTTTTGTACGGCTGTGAGCACAGGAAAGTCTTCAGGTACCCGTCTTGAACGCAAGTAGTCCCATTGAGATTGTAGTTCAGGCGTGACCAATTCTGCGAACGGTGGCAACTCATCAAACTCACCAAATTGAATATCGCTGATGGCATTCCAAACTTGTTGCCGTTCACTGAGTATGCCATGTATGTTCTTGTGCCGCAGACTTTCGAGATTAAGCATCTCTATTTCGGTTTCTGGCACACCTATCCAGCCCAGGAGTTTACGGGCTTTGTAACTTACATTACGTCCTAGAATGAAACTGGCCGTGTAACTACAATTGAAACAGTGATAACTCCATCCTGCTTCGGTAGCTTTGAGACCAGCACGACCTCTTGTGTCTCTAGTGCTGCCGTTGTGCTGGCAACAAACCGCATTGAAACTCAGCCAACCTGATGGTGTGGGTTTCTTTTTTGCAGGTAGATACGCAAGGATGTCAAGCATTGCTACATTGTAGCAGATTAGCTGGGCTAAATCAACGATATTGGAGGTTGGTAATGTAACCTGTAGTAATCAATACCGTGGCTGCTATGGTGCCTTGGTATTGGATTGGTAGATATCCTGATCCGCCGTTGGTAACAGTGATGCCACCAATTGCACCATTGCCCACCGAAGTCACAATGGCTTCTGCACCCGAACCGTTACCCAAGATTTGAACTTTGGGTGGTGCCACATAACCCTGTCCGTTGTTGTTCACAGTGATACCTGTGACCACTCCATTAGCAACTTGTGCTGTGGCTGATGCACCAAATCCTTGGCTGTTGTTAAATCCAGCTCGGATCAAGTTGTAAAAGCCCACAATGTTAAAATACTGTGTAGAAGTTTCATTAAAAAATTCAAAACTTGCAGTAACATCATACCAAACTGATTCGTAAGTGTCTGCTGCTTGAAACTTAACAGTTCCGGTATAGTGATCCAGGTCCATTTTAACTGTTGTCAAACTTTGTCCGCTAGTGGGAATATGACTAGAATAGAATTCTGTAAGTTGCGTGGTATTCACTGGTTGCGGAGTCAATGCCCAGTCGGGATAGTTTGTGGGTCCTGGTTGCAGTTGTTGTGCTTTGCCGTAGATTGTGGGAATGGTCAACATTTCACTGGGCACAAACGCAGGCAGCACACTATTCACAATGTTGCAGTCTGCTCTGGCGCCTGAATTGGCATCTACATAGGCCGCTTGCACATAGTCTCCTGCCGTGCGCTGTATGCTGTAGCTGCCGGGCTGTGCTGTGATGTTGATGGTATCCGCATTATCCAACACCACTTTTACTCTGCCCAGTGTGGCGCTGAGTGTGACCATGGGCTTTTCAACCAGCAATTGATCACCAGCTTGATTCATCAATCTGAACACAAAACTGCTGCCTGTGATGTTCACAGGCTTTTCCTCTTGATTGATAAATTCAAACAGTAGCACATTGTCTACGCCTTTGTTAACGGTTAATTGTTTTGCATACACTGGATCGTACCTCGCTGTGAAATATCCACCACTGGTGTCAACTAACAAGACTTTGGTAATTTGCTGGTAAAGATAGATGGTGGTTGAATACATCTACTATTTACCAAGATTTGGTAATGCTTTTTTTAACCAATCTTTACCGGCCATAAGTACAACCGATGGGCAATGATATATTTCAAAAACTAGCAATAAAATATCCGTTTATAACGCTGTGTGTGTACGCCAATGAAGAATACGTGGGTGTAGTACAAAACAAAGACGATGCTGTCACAACCATCTACGATTTTGGTGCTGTGCTAACTCAAGACGCCAAACTAGAATACCTAGAACTGGCAGCCACCTGGTGGTGGGAAAGCAATAGAAGCATACCCATAAACATATTTTTGCGTGGTGAGTGGGACAAGTTTCGCCCTACACTGCGCACATTCTCCAACAAAGATCTTGAAATTTTACACGGTCCAGCTTGCAGTTTGATGGACATTGCTCGCAAGAAAACCAAGCGAAAATCAATTACACTTGTGCGGCGTCTTGATTGAGCAAGTTCATGTGTAGGGCAACAAGGGCCGCGTAGGAAACTGCGTGGCTTTTCTTAAATGTGTATCCACGTGAATCATCTCCGTTCCATACTTCAGCAAACACTTCAGTCCAAGGACGATTTTGCAAGTGTGCTTTGCCCGGACGGATAACTGAAATAAATGCTGCCATTCTAGGTACGGAATCTGGCCGCATTGACGCCATTAAATCTGCGTAATTGCCCACATGCACCAGTTGACTGGCCCAGGCAGTATCAGTCCACAGTCTCTGCCATGGCGGCGCGGCTGCCAGCATAGCCGCATAGTGTGCAGGGTCACGGATCAACTGATACACACTCATGTTCAACAGGTCTATCTTGAAGTATCCACGCTGTTCTGCTGACTCATAGTCTATGGCTGCACAGCCATTGGGTATGTCTCTAGGAATGTCTGTGACATAAATGCCTGAATTGTGCTTACGCACTTGACCTTGATGCAGTTGCCGTGCGGCAGTGTGCTGAATCAGTTTCAACACAGCCGTTCTGTCCGGCACATCGATGTCAATGTCTGCGCTCATGATAATATTTTAACAAAAAGTTTGCAAAATTTCTATGAGCAGATTCGCCATGATGGCCATGCTCTTTCCATTTGTCATAATCAAACGGTATATGTCCTTGCTCTAGGCAGAATTTTACAAATGAAAAATTGTTTAGATCAAAAATACTTTGATCAGCAAAGATTGGCGTTGCAAAATCTTTTATAAAAATATCATTATAATCTATCTTCTTGTATGTAATGTTGTTACCAGAAAAAATAATGTACTCAATTTTATTAGTTGTTAGCCAAGATGTCAACAAAGTCAATTGCAACATTAGATCAGTTTGAACTGCTTCATCATTATATACTCTATACCATTGATCCATATAAGCACAAGCAGGATGGGCAAGGGAATCAACTCCGTGTATTTGAAAACTTTCAAAATGCCCGTCTGTTTCATTTGGTAGCGGAAGTTTTGCTTCATTCCACCATTCGCCTCTAATCAATGATCCAAGACATAACAAACACAAAATAGGTTCATCAGTTTGCTGTCGCAATTTTAACAAGTCTCTAACAGTAGTTCTGAATATTCTTTGATTACAACTGCCTTCTTTGCCACCATTGACAGACGTTGCATTTAGTGATTGTGCTAAAAATTCAGAGTATCGCAATCCTGTACTCATCACTCCGTAACTATCGCTGTTGCTATAAACAATCATTTTGAATCAGTATCACAAAGTGCAGTCACAACTTGCAGTTTTTCTTTGGCCAGTTCAACTGCTGCCAAGGCATCTGCCACTGTGGGATGCTTGGCCGCCATGGCAGCAATGCGCCATTCTTCATCACGCTTGGCTCGTGCCCAGTCCAACAGGGTTTCGGCGTCTGATGAGAGTGAAATCATAGGATGTGATGAGTGAAGCTGTTGCCAGGAGTTGCCATCATTAATTTCCAAACAGTTCATGCTGGGACTCCATCGCACCATGCCTGCACCGCTGGCACCTGGGCTGATGTATGGATTGGTAGACATGCCACCTGATACTTGAATGTATTTGCTGCCGCTAATATTTCTAATCATAATGCAATTATAGCCACAAGGCCAATGTAAGTCAACTGATGTGCCATCTGATCTAGACCCAAGTGTGCCCAGAAGCTGGGATTCTGAAGGTCTCTATTGCCCCAGTTCATCTTGGCCCAGTCAATGTGATAATGTAGCACAGCATCTATCACACCCATCATTATGCTGGCGGCCCAGTATACAGGGCCTAACACACACCCAACACATAGGGCTGTGCCAATGCCCTGTTTGAGACTGTGCCGCATGCCCAGCCAGTGTCCGTATTGGCCTTTGTGATTGACTTCTGCCATGCTCTGATCCACAAAGTCAATGTACCAGTGTTTGATCTGTAGGAGTATGAGTGTTAAAAATATCACTGTTGCCATGTTACCAACCTGCCTTGCTCAATATGTCTTTTGCATACTCTTGATCAGCAGGGTAGTTGTGAAACTTTTTCTGCCATATATCTGAGTCAATGTAGGGCCATACCATGCTGATCTGATCAGGAGAGAGTTCGCCCAAGAACTGTTGCCCTGACTCTGAATTGTAAATCACCCAAGGTGATATCCTACCTGTTGTGACTGCATAGCACATGGCTGCGGTACTGCCGTATCTCAAACAGTCCTGCGGTTGTGCTGAATTTTTTTCTGCCCAGTCCATGCCAAACTCCACTGCTCGTGCCAGTGCATCGTTCACATTCTCCACGGGCAAATGCTGTATGAGATATTCTGTGTACAGTTGATCACTTGCCCAACGATCAATCTTTTTGTTGTTCTTCAACAGCCACTCAAGAAACTGTTTGGGATTGATAGTTTTTGTGCTCACACAATAGCGTCCAAACTTCACAAAGCCGCGATAGTAAGGCGAGTCAGCAAAGTCATCAAACGTTTTGAGTTTGGCACTGCCTTGGCTCATCTCATAGAAACGTATGTAGGCTTGAAAGCCCAGTTCCACACCACGTTCACTACGCTCTTGTCTACGTTTTTTCTGCTCGCACACATGCACTGCTAGACTGGTTTCTCGAGCAAAGTCTTTTTTGCAGAATTGACATTGTGTCATTTGGGATCGTCGCCAGAGTCTTTTGAGTATTGTTTAATTTCTTTGTCTGACACAATCTGCATCATTACTTCTATTTCATCATCTTTGTAGTGTGGATACATTGCCATCAGTGCTTTGCGTTTGGCGCTAAGGCCAGCTTGTTTTTTCTTGGGAGCAATCCAAGGATGTCTTTGACTGCCTAAGTCTGGACTCACTGACGTAGCCATGAGCCATTGCAGTTTTGGATGTTTGCTTACATTGAAGAAGTGTTTGTTCAATCGTTCGTTAGTGGCAATCACATAAAACTCTTGCAGTTCTCTTGAACCTTCTACTGCTGAACCCCAACGTATCATGAGATAGTTTGAAAACTTTTTCTTTTCTTCTGCGGTGAGATCGTCATAGAATGATCTAACCTTGCGGTCAAACATCTTCATCTCATTAGCAATGGTCAGTTTATCGCTCATCGGTTTTGGTCAGTTTGTAAATCATTATAGCACGTTCTAGTGCGTCTTGTAAAGTGGGATTGGTTCGAGCAGCTCGCCGAATTTCGCCCCACAGTTTGTCCTCCATTAGGTGATCATGCAATGGCCGGCCGTCGCTGGTTCTTTTATCGTAGTCTATTTTATGCCCAGTCACAGGGTCATATCCATGTCCAACCAGCACACGGTCAGCAGGGTCAGCACCAAACTCACGAGCATACACTTCATTACCGTTGCGTTCGTAGATGTATGTGGCACCCGGCTTAAGACTGCCCATACTGGTAGCCATATTGTAAGTGTGCCCAACGTAAGAACCGCTCTAGGCCTTCGCGATCGTTGGGATAACTTTCCAGATATACTCTGGCCAGTCTATTGATGATTTCAAACATTTCAGGTTCAGTGTAGGGCATACTACCACGCTTTATTGTAGTCCACAATCTCACAATTGCGGCTGACGTCTTTGACAAAGTACACACAGTCAGGATCCGCACCTTCACTCACAGGCACAGCCAGCAGTTGACCATTCTTGAGTTTGGGCGCATACCAGCTGACTTCGTGATAGACATCCAGGATTTCAATGTCAGGGAAACTAGGACGGAAACTAGTCAATGGATTGAACTGGAATACTTTGAACCCACGATCGTTGATTGATGTAAGTGGTAGCACTTCCAAGTCTCCAACGTCAGGTTCGCCAATTAGTATCTGCCAATCCATGGGCATCTTTATAGTGTGCTCGCCTATGCGCAACACAAGAGCAGGAGCATTAAAGCTCTCCAAGAAGATCAATGGTATAAAATGATAGTCAGGATCTGCAGGATTTGAATTGTCCAATATAGCAAAACGCATGTCATCTACTTCTTCAGGCAGGTGATCTAAATCGTATGTAGCATTGTCTAGGGTAAGTATTCTCATGTTTGTAGTATATAGAGATCTAATAGAAAAGTCAACTATTTTATCTTCATCCACTCAAGTTTTTCTTGAGTAAACGGATAGTTGGCTTCTTTGTAGAATTGTTTGCGCTTGGTCAAATGGCGCTTGGCAAATTTACAAGTCGAAGTTATGTCCCAGATTTGAACATGCTCTTTGTCTTCTGCTTTTCTTATCCCGCGTCCAATGCTTTGAATAACGCGGACAAAACTTTTCCCTGGTTCCACAAGAACCAAATTAAAAATCCTAGGGATATTAATACCCACAGCGGCAACACCATAGGTAGCCACAATAATCTTATCAGTGCTGTCCGCCACTTCGTCATATTCGTCTTGTCTATCTTTTGCTTTGGTTGCGCCTGACACAAAAACAGCACGTTCGCCCAGTCGCTCTACCAATTGACGACCACATTCGGTGCGATCAACCAGCACTAGGGTGTTGCCTGTTTCATTTACATGGCGTATGAGTTCGCTCATGGCATCCAGCCTGCCTGACTCTTCCAACAAGTATTTAAGCTCGTTTTGGTAGTCGGAATACTCCACGTGATCCTGCAACTGCACAATGTTCACATGGCACTGTGCCAGCACGCCTTGTTGTTGTAGTTCGTTAGCACTCAGCTTGCTGATCACAGGACCCAGGCTCACCAACAGGGCCTGGCTTTCAAACTTCTCTTTGGGCACAGTTCCGGTCAATCCCCAGCGAATTGGCACTCTAGCCATTACGCTTGTGAGCAGAGTTTTGAGCGCATCTGCTTTGGCCATGTGTACTTCGTCTACCATCACACATACCACATCTTCAATAAAGTCCTGTATGGTTGCCTCACCTATGCCTGCTTTAGTATTCTTCAGCAATACATTTAGACTCTGCCAAGTGCAGATGGTATGTGTGTGCCCGTGTTCTTTTCTGTCACCAAAGTAAACGCCCACATCCAAGCCAAGATTAACATAGTCTTTTTCAGTTTGTGTGACTAAACTCTTGTTGGGCACAATCACAATGGACCTGCCATATGGCTCTACGGAGGCACTCAATGCCGCTGTCATGATTGTTTTGCCTGCACCTGTGGCCACTTCTTGTATGCATTGTGGATTGGTCAAAAAGTTGTTCACAATCTCTACTTGGTAGTCACGCAACAGGATAGGTTGCCCTTCTGCAGGATGTCCTTTGGGCCAAGTCTTGTGTGCAAATGTTTGTTCTGTGACTTGAGCAAACTCAAATACAGTAGAGTATTCTCTTTGGTCATCCAATTCAATGTCATAGTTGTAGCGTTCCAAGATGGGCATGATCTCTGGCAACAAATTGGTGTATGTGCTGCCGCCTAGTTGGAAGTAACTGACTTTGCCGTCCCACCGACCCAGCCTTACTGCTGGCAAGTATCTTGCATAAGGCACATCATACTTGAACGCATTGACCAAAGCCTTGCGAGCATCCAAGTCCAGGCCTTCAATCTTGATGTTTACTTCATCTCGAATTTGTATGGTACAGTATGGCATTATATTTTTGTCACAGTTCGAATCACTATGGCTTTTTTATACTCTATATCTTTTTTTATAAAATTATCACTACAATGGTAATATCGTCGATCTACTGCAAACATTGCACCTTTGTTCCATTTGTGTGTTGAATGCAAAGTTAAATAACGTAAATCTTTTGGATTTAAATGTGTTAGATTGTTCATTATAAACCGTTTGTCTAATTTAATTGAGAGATCTCCAGTATATTCTTTTTTAAATTGTTCAAAATCGTTTGTTTTGTAAGACTCGTCAAAAATAACAGTGATGCTGTTGTAAGTTTCAATTGGTATAATGATTGTATACTCTGGCAAATGACTGTTCAGCCATTCAACTGTTCGAGGAGTCAAATTATGATTTGATGTAAAATCATTGTGTATCATGTAAGGTATGTTAGATTCCAAAATGTGTAAATCTTCGATGATGGGTTGATATCCAAAAACATGATTTAATTTAGGCAAAATAATATCTAGTACTTCATACAATGTATCAACATCAGTGTCATAAAATGTTGCAATTTTTTTGCCTTTGTGTTTTCCATCTTTACCCGAATCTGTATAATTACCAATGTCAGATTTTGCCACTGATTGCGCATACACCAATGCGGCAAGTTGATTTGTTTCTTGTTCTGTTAAAAACGTGTCTACTTCAATAGTTGGTGATAGTTTCATGATATAATAAATTTAGATAATTCTGGAAAAGTTTTTTTGAAGTCAAGTCCACGAAATTGATCATGCGCA